AGAGCCCCCGGCCGCTGATTTTCGCCTTTGCAAACAATGTGAACATGGCATAGCCCATGCTATGCTCGCGTCGTTAACATGAAGCGGACACATAAGTTTAGGTCGTTGGGCGATGTTGCAGCGATTGTTGCGCGGGCGCCTTCGCTGGCGGTGGCGGCGGTGCAGTTGGGGGTAGATCGGTCGACGATTTGGCGCTGGCAGAAATCGGGGAAGCTGACGCAGGCGGTGCGCGGGAGTGCGTCGGCACCGGAAGTGGTGGCGCCGGATCAGTCGGCGGAGGAATGGGCGGCTGGGATTCGGCGGGAGCACATCTTGAGCTCGACGCAGTTGCAGGTGCTGGACTTGGCGGCGCGGCGGCTGAACGAGGCGCGCGATCCGGCAGTGCCGCTGTCACAGCAGTTGGCAGCCTCTGCGATGTTCCAGAAGCTGGTCATGGGGCTGCATCTGGACGTCGAGGCGAAAGAACAGCCTGCGGCGCGTCCGCGGCGGGTGATGAGCGGGGATCCGCGGGCGGCGTTGGTGGCGGTGAAATGATCCTGATGGTCCCGCCCGATGACGGCCTGCGCTATCCGAGCCTCGGAGAGCAGGTCGTGGCGTGGATGCACGAGAATCTGGTGTTCGGGCCAGGCGATCTCCGCGGGGAACCGCTTGAGCTCGATGCCGAGCAGCAGGCGTTTATCTGGCGGTTCTACGAACTGTTTCCGAAGGGGCATCCGATCGAGGGCCGCCGCCGGTTTGCTCGGTGTGCGCTCTCGCTCGCGAAGGGCCTGCGCAAGACTGAGCTCGCTGCGTGCGTAGCCGCCGCGGAGCTCCATCCGGATGCGCCGGTCCGGTTCAACGGCTGGAATGGCCGCGGGTTGGCGACTGGACGTGGGGTGACTGACCCGTTCGTCGTGCTGGTGGCATACACCGAGGAGCAGTCCGACGAGCTCGCCTACGGCGCCCTGAAGACTATTCTGGAGGAAAGCCCGATCTGCCACGACTTCGACATTGGGCTTGAGCGCATCACGCGGCGGAACGGGGACGGCAAGGCCGTGTCTATTTCCGGTTCACCGAATGCCAGGGACGGCGCGCGCACGACGTTTCAGTGCTTCGACGAGACGCATTGGCACACGTTGCCGCGGTTGATCCAAGCACACCGGACGATGATCCAGAACACGGCGAAGCGGAAGATCGCCGATCCGTGGTCGCTGGAGATTACGACGGCTCCGGAGCCAGGCGCTGGGTCCATTGCCGAAAAGACGATGGAGTATGCCGAGGCCGTCAAGGCGGGGACGGTCACGGATGCGAACCTGTTTTTCTTCCATCGTCAGGCCGGCGACGAGCACGACCTGAACACCCGCGACGGTGCGCGGGCCGCGGTCATCGAGGCGTCCGGCGCAGCGGCCTCGTGGCGGGACATCGACGCGATCGTGTCGCTCTGGTCCGACCCGACGACCGACCGGACGTATTGGGAACGGGTCTGGTGCAATCGCCTCGTGAAGAGTGCGGCGCAGGCGTTCAACGTCGTCCGGTGGAAGGAGTTGAAGGCGGATCCGCCGGTGGCGTTGGGGGATGTCATCACGCTTGGGTTCGACGGGTCGCAGTTCCATGACAGCACCGGGATCGTGGCGACGCATGTGCAGACGGGCTATCAGTGGCCGCTGGGCTTATGGGAGTGCCCGATTGACGGCGAGAAGCGCGATCCGCCGTGGCAGGTGCCGGCATCCGAGGTAGACGCCGTTGTTCGGCGGGCGTTTGCGGATTACAGGGTCTGGCGGATGTATGCCGATCCGCCGTATTGGCAATCGTGGATTGCCCAGTGGCAAGGCGTGGCGGACTGGCAGGATGAGAAAGGGAAGCCGCGGGTGCAAGAGTGGTGGACGACGCGACGAACACCGATGACGGCTGCCCTGGAGAACTTCGACACGGCGATCAGGGACGGTACGGTGAGTCATGACGGCGATCCGCGGGTGATGCGGCATCTCGGGAACGCGCGCAAGCAGGAACTGCCGATGCGTGATGAGGACGGCAAGGCATTGTGGTTGATTCGGAAGGAACGGCCGGATTCGCCGCACAAGATCGACCTTGGGATTGCGTCGGTGCTGAGTTGGGAAGCGCGGAGCGATGCGATTGCAGCCGGCGCGTTGACGCCTCCGCCGCAGTTTCAGATGTTCTTCGCAGGAGGCGTCAAGTGAGCAAGAAGTCTCGCGACAACAAGAAGAGAAGGCGGAGAATTTATCGACAGGCACTTCAGTTCATCAAACAGATGCGGAGTAATCCTCCCGGTCCGCTTGACCTGTCTCCGTCTGAATTACATTCGCTTGGAATTGCCTTCTGTAGACATGTGAACCGACTGGTAGGTGCTTCATGAGCGAGATCACGCCAGAATCGCTGCTGATCGTTGGTGGTACTAGAGCGCGCGGCCGGCCGAGAGTGGCGGAGCGAAAGATCGCACTGACGACGAACGTTCCGCCGGCGTATTACGACCGGATCCAGAAGCTCGCCGAAGCCTCCGGTGAGCACGTCTCCGTCTTCACCTGCAAGCTCCTCGGAGACGCTCTCCGCCAATTTCGCAACTGATTTAATAGGTTTCTCGCCTACCTGCCGCAGCATGGCAAGCGAGCCATGCTCAGCAAGGCGTATTCGCTCGTCTCGGTCAAAGACTTCGATCCGGTCAAGCGCACGTTTTCGGGCATTGCTACGTCCCCCGTTGCCGATCGCGTCGGCGACATCATCGAATCGTCCGGTGTCACTTACAAGAACCCGCTGCCGCTGCACCTGTATCACGACAGCCGCAAGCCGGTCGGTGAAGCTCGATTCAGCAAGGCGAACGACGGCGGGACGCCCTTCACGGCGCTGATTTCCACGCTCGATCGCGAGTCTGGCATCGTCAAGGAACGACTCGACGAGGCCATTGATTCGTTGGCGGCGAAGCCACCCCTGATTCGCGGCGTCTCGATCGGGTTCAGGCCGCTGGAAGATCCGGAATACATCAAGGAAACCGGCGGCTTCCGGTTCACGAAGATCGAAGTCCTCGAACTCTCAATGGTGAGCATTCCGGCGCATCAGGATGCGACGATCGCCACCGTGAAATCGCTCGATGTCGGCCGGCCCGCCGCGACAGGCACTCAGGCCGCCGCATCCGACACGCCCCGCGCCAGGGGCACGGTCCGCGTCATTCCGACGCAGGACGCCTCCATGAAGAAAACGATTCAGGAACAGATCAAGGATTTCGAGAACACGCGCGCCGCGAAGGTGGCCGAGCGTGACGGCGTGCAGACCAAGGCCAGCGACGAAGGCCGCGCAAAGGACGACGCGGAGCGCGAGCAGTTTCAGGCGCTGACCGCAGAGATCAAGGCGATCGACGACGAGCTCGTGGACCTTCGTGATCTCGAGAAGGAAGTCGTCGCGAAGGCTGCTCCGGTCGCTGGTGACACCGCCGACGAGGCCAGCCGTTCGAGGGCGGGCGGGACGCGTATCACCGTCGCCGAACCGCAACTCCAGAAGGGCATCCGCTTTGCCCGCTACGTCGCCTGCAAGGCTGCCGCGGCGATGGCGCTCAAGGAGGGCGAATTCGTCACGCCGATGGATCTCGCCAAGCAGCGGTATCCGAGCGATACGGTCCTGCACAAGGCCTTTGACCCGGCGACGCTGCGCGCGAAGGCGGCGGTAGCCGGCAGCACGACGTTCACGAGCAACAACCTGTCCGATCTTGTGCCCTATCAGGTGCTCGAAAGCGACTTCATCGAGTATCTGCGCGGGAAGACGATCATCGACCAGTTCGGCCGGAACGGGATCCCGTCGCTGCGTCGGGTGCCCTTCAATGTTCGCGTCGGTGGCCTCTCAGGTGGAACGACCGGGTACTGGAAGGGTGAGGGCAAGCCGGTCACGGTGAGCAAGGCGACCTCGACCAACGTGACGTTGACCTGGGCGACTGTGGCCGGTCTCACGGCGATCACGAAGGAACTCGCGCGGCACTCGACGCCGTCCGCTGAGATGGCGCTCCGCAACGACCTCGGCGATGCCGTGATCACGCGGATGGACATCGACTTCGTTGATCCGTCGAAGGCGGCGGTGGCGAACACGTCGCCGGCGTCGATCACCAATGCGATCGTGGCGACGGCGCCGTCCGGAACGGCGGCCGTCAACGTCCGCAAGGATGCCGCGACGCTCTACGCGCTCTTCGCGACGGCGAATCTCGGCCGGTCAAACCTCGTCTGGATCATGTCGGACACAATGCTCGGCAACATCCAGATGATGGTGAACGCGCTGGGCAATGCGGATTTCCCGAGCCTGAACAACGATCCGCCGCGCCTCTTCGGGCATCCGGTGATCGCGTCGGAGAAGTTGACCTCGCTCGGGTCGCCGTCGACCCAGATGATCGTGCTCGTCAAGGCCGACGAAGTCTATCTCGCCGATGACGGCGGGGTGGATGTCGAAGTCAGCGACACGGCCTCGATCGAGATGCTCGATGCCTCGCTTCAGCAGGACGGCACGGTCGGCACGGGTGCCTCCCTCGTCTCGCTGTGGCAGTCTGGGATGCTCGGCCTGATGGCGAGCCGCGTGGTGACGTGGAAGTTGCGTCGCTCAACCGCGGTGCAGTACATCTCGCCGGCCGCCTACGCGCCACCGTCGTCGTAAAGTCTGGGTTGGTTTCATGGGGCGGGCTGAACCATTGGCCCGCCTCTCTTTCGGCCTCATCTATGCGAACGATCATTGCGCTCAAAGCCTTACCTCAGGGACAGCAGCCAGGCGATCGCGTCGAGGTGCCTGACGAAGCGGCCTCGATTCTCGTCGAGATTGGTGCGGCCAAGTATGCCGAGGATGCCCCATCGCCCCGCGGGCGGTATCAGCGGCGGGACTTGCGCGTCGAGGACTAATGCGCCTGTTCGGCTTCGAAATCACGCGCACGAAAGCCGCCGTCTCGCCGCTCGGTCTCGGCGAGTGGAATAGCGGGCCGTGGCCGATCCGAGAGTCCTTTGCCGGCGCCTGGCAGCGCGGCATCACCGTCGACAATCAATCCGTCCTGAAGCAATCGACGGTCTGGTCCTGCGTCACGCTCATCATGTCGGACATCGGCAAGATGGCCGTGAACCTGATCGAGAATCATGACGGCATTTGGGAGCCGATCGAGAACTCCGCCTACTCGCCGGTGCTGCGCGAACCGAATCACTACCAGACGCGCATCAAGTTCTACGAGCAGTGGATTGCCTCGAAACTGACGCGCGGGAATACCTACGTCCTGAAGGCCCGCGACAATGCGCAGCGGGTCCGCAAGATGTTCGTGCTGGATCCGACACGGGTGCAAGTGCTCGTCGCACCGGATGGATCGGTCTACTACAACCTGTCAATGGACAATCTCGTGGGGCTCGAAAATGCCGTCCAGGTGCCGGCGAGCGAGATCATCCACGACGTTGGCGTTGCGCTCTTTCATCCGCTCTGCGGGTTGTCGCCGCTGGTTGCGTGCGGCCTTGCGGCCTTGCAGTCCCTGAATATTCAGGAAAGCTCGGCGAAGTTCTTCCAGAACAATTCCAAGCCAGGCGGCGTGCTCACCGCACCGCACCAGATCAGCACCGAGACGGCTGAGCGAATTCAGCGGAACTGGGAAGCGAACTATGCCGGCGAGGACAACATCGGCAAGATCGCCGTGCTCGGGGATGGCTTGACGTATCAGGCCACTTCCGTCAATGCGGATGATGCGAAGTTGGTCGAGCAATTGAACTGGAGCGATGAGCGGATTTGCGCCTGCTTCCATGTGCCGGCGTTCATGGTGGGCGTGGGTGACATGCCGGGCGATCAGAGCGTTGAACGACTCGTATTGCAGTACTACACGCAATGCTTGCAGAGCCACATCGAGTCGATCGAGCTCTGCCTCGATCTCGGGCTGTCTCTGCCATCAACGATCGGGGTGGAGTTCGACGTGGAGGGCCTCTATCGGATGGACTCCGAAACGAAGGTCAATATCGCCACGAAGGGCATCCTCGGAGGCTTGTTCGCGCCGAATGAACCACGGAAGAAATACTTCAGTCTTCGTGGCGTGAAGGGTGGCGAGTCGGTTTATTTGCAGCAACAGAACTGGGCGCTTGAGGATCTGGCCGCGCGTCGGTTAATGGGCCTTCAGCCGAAACTGCCGACCGCTCCAACAGCGCCTGATCAGCCGGCATCCGATCCGACAGGAGAGGAGGCGGTGAAGGTGATGCGCCGCATTCTTCGCAAGACGCTATGGGCCGAGGATGAGGCCGCGTGACGCTCGACGATCTGGCAGGAATCACGAAGGAACTCGGCGCGATGGTGCGCGAGTATGTCGCCGAGCGTGTCGGCGAGCTCTCCGGCCGGCTGAAGTCGCTCGAGGAGCGCATCGCCAGTGTCAAGGACGGCAAAGACGGCGACAACGGGATCAACGGCAAGGATGGACTGCCCGGAGAGGTGGGCGCAGCCGGCCCGATCGGTCCAGTGGGACCGACAGGCCCGAAGGGCGATCCGGGTGAGCGCGGCGAGCCTGGACTGTTGGGGCTGAAAGGCGATACAGGTGAACGCGGCCTGACGGGCGAAAAGGGGCTCGATGGGGCGACAGGTCGTGACGGGTTGCCTGGTGTGCAGGGGCCGGCAGGGCTCAACGGTAAGGATGGCGCGAACGGCATCGATGGCAAGGACGGCCTCGGGTTTGACGATCTCGCGTTCGACTATGACGGCGAGCGCACGTTTACGATCAAGGCGGCGCGCGGCGATCGCGTCAAGGCAACGTCGTTCAAACTGCCAATGGTCATCTACCGGGGCGTCTGGCAGGCCGGCCGTATGTATGACACGGGCGACAGCGTCACGTGGGCTGGTGCGTCATGGATCGCGCAGAAAGATACGACGGCGAAGCCTGGAGACATGGGCGTGACCGCTAAGGACTGGCTGCTCTCGGTGAAGAAGGGCGGCGAAGGGAAGGTCGGCCCGCAGGGGCAGGACGGCAAGCAAGGGCCACAGGGCCCGCAAGGGATTCCGGGGAAGGGATGGCAGTAGCCACGGCGACATCGGCGGATGCTCGCGCACGCTTCGGAGCGGTGCCGGTGGAGAAGCTCTGGCCCGAATCTGTCATCGTGTGCCTCGGCAGCGGTCCGAGTCTGACGCAGGCCGATGTCGACTTCTGCCGCGGCCGCGCGCTGGTCATCGCGATCAAGGACACGATCGATCTGTGCCCGTGGGCGGATGTCCTCTACGGCTGTGGTGCAGATGCTGGCGGTCAGACATGGTGGAGGCGCCGCGGGCCGTCTCTGCCGATGACCGGACTGCGCTACAGCCTCGACGAAGCGGCCTCGGAGTGGGCGAGTGTGCTGAAGTATCGCAAGGACGACGGCCTCGAAACCGATCCGGGCTACTTGGCGCTCGGCGGGAATTCGGGCTATCAGGCGGTGAACCTATCCGTGCATCTCGGCGCGCGCAAAGTCGTGCTCCTCGGCTACGACATGCAGAAGGATCCCGCGGGCCGTCAGCATTACTTCGGCGATCACCCGCGTGGGAATCAGCTGCCGTTCGACTTGTTCCTGTTCCGGTTCCCGACCATCATGGAGCCGCTCAAGGCGCTCGGCGTCGAGCTCATCAACGCCTCTCGGCAGACGGCCTTAACCTGTGTTCCACGTGGAACATTGCAAGAGGCGCTCGCGTGACCGACGAACAGCTGGCGCGCTACCACGGGGATTATCAGGCCGGTCAAGCATGGAAAGAGGCTCATGCGAAACCGCGGCCGATGCCCTCGCCGAAGATCGAGCAGATCCGCGTGTTCATCGGTTATGACAGCCGGGAGCCGATCGCGTATCACGTCTGCGCGCACTCGATCCTGTCGCGGGCCTCACTGCCGATCTCGATTACGCCGCTGGCGCTGCCCAACTTGCAGCGGATCTACACCCGCGCGCGCGGAGCGACGGAGTCGACCGAGTTCGCATTTACGCGGTTCCTCGTGCCCTACCTGTCTGGTTACGAGGGATTCTCGCTGTTCATGGACTCTGACATGCTGGTCCGCGTCGACCTGCTCGACCTGCTCGTGCCGGTGCTCGCGAATCCCGGCAAAGCGGTCTACGTCTGCCAGCACGACTACACGCCGAAGGATCGGACGAAGTTCCTCGGCCAGGTGCAGACGGCCTATCCGAAGAAGAATTGGAGCTCGTTCGTCCTGTTCGACAACGCGCAGTGCCGTAACCTGACGGTGGCCTACGTCAATGGGGCCACGGGCGCCGAACTGCACCGCTTTCAGTGGCTGAAGGACGATCAGATCGGGTCGCTGCCGCTCGAATGGAACTGGCTGATCGGGGAATACCCGCCGAACGAGCGCGCGTCTGTGCTGCATTGGACGACGGGCGGGCCGTGGTTCAGCGGTTACGAGGATGCCGATCACGCCGAGGAGTGGTTCGCCGAGAGGGATCGGATGCTTGGCGTGTCGGTGCCGTCAGGAGTGGCCGCGTGAGGCTCAACGCTTCTTCCGTGGACGTCCGCCCTTCTTCCCGTTCTCGCGCGCGGCTGCGGCTTTGGCATCGGACTTCGTGTTGCCACCACGACGGCCGAGTGCGACTGCGGCGGGGTTCTTTCTGGCGCTCATTGCGGCCTACGAGGGAATCCGAGCGCCTCGTTTACGGCGTCGTCCTGAGCCTGCCAGCAGGCCAAAACGGTGCGTTCGTTCACCTTCGCATCGCGTCCGCGCTGTCGCTTGAAGCAACGAAACATCAAAGCCTGCGCGTCTTCCGGTCCATAGAGAGCCAGCCTGAGTCTGATCCAGTCGGCAGCAACGTTGGTGAATGTCTCAAAAGTCATGATATGCGTCCTTTCCTACGCCATGCCGCAGGCGATCTCTTGGATCGCCTGCCGATAGTCGGCCCGGATGAGGCCGCCGACGTTGACCTCGTTGTTGCGGATGGAACGAATCCGCTTTTGGGTAACGCCCATGTGGGCGCTGAGGGTCTTGATGGTGATGTGGTTGGCGCTCATCAGCGCCTTGAGGTTGAAGCCGTCTGTGTGATTCATCATGTGAAAGATAATAACCCAAGCGTTTGGGTTGAGCAACAAGAAACGGCATGCCTTCAGAAGATTTTTGAAAGAAAGGCGAAGGTGGCCGCGTGAGTGTCGCTGTGGCCGCAGCCGTCGAGATCGTCTCGTTCCCGCCGGAGTCTCGGCGTGCGGCCGGGTGGTTTACTGCGCTGGCCGCCGGCGCGCGCCAGCAGGGCATCGACGTCAGCACCGGACCTTCCCATCGAAATTTGTCACCGTGGCTGCTCCTGTGGGGGCCTGGGGCGCCGAACCGGATGGAGGCGATGACGCGCCACACCGCAGCCGGCGGCCGGGTCATCGCCTTGGATCTTGCGTATTGGGACCGCGATCGCAAGGCGCGCGTGTCATTCGATGCGCCGCACCCGTCCGCATGGGTCATGCGCCGGACGCTGTCTCGAGAACGGCTGGATTCGGCCCGGCTCGTGATTGAGGATCGGTGGCATCCGAAGGGCAAGATCGTCATTGCCGGCATCGGGGAGAAAGCGCGCGCGCAATACGGATCGGACGTGGTCGATCGGTGGGAGCGTGACATGGGGCAGGCGTGTAAGACGCGCTGGCCCGGGCGCCTCCTGGTCTACCGGAAGAAAAAGTCGTTCTTGCCGTCTCCGGATTGGGCGGGCGTGTGCCCGTCGATCCCGATTGATGATGCATTGGCGGGTTCCTCGCTGGTCATCACGTGGCACTCCAACGTAGCCGTGGACGCGATCCGGCTGGGTATCCCGGTCATCTGCCGCGATGGGGCGGCGGCGGCGGTGTGCCATTCCGGGCTCCACGCGGACGATCCGCAGCCGTTACCGACCGATCTACGCGATCGATTCCTCGCCAATCTCGCATGGTTTCAGTGGGGACAGGAGCCGGCTGAGATTCAAGGCTTCTGGCGCTTCGTGCAGGAGTCGCTGGCATGATGCCGCACTTCTACAAGGACGTTGGCGGCTGGTTCAAGTTTCGGCCGGCGTTCCATCAAATTCTCTCGCTCCTACCGCAGAAGACGCCGAGCACCTTCGTGGAGATCGGGCTGTGGCTCGGCCGCTCAACGGCGTATCTGGGCGTGGAGATCGTTAATCAGAAGAAGCCGGTGACCGTGATCGCCGTCGATCACTTCAAGGGGCAGCCCGAAATCACCGGATGGCGCGCGGCGCTCGTGCCGGAGAGCGAGCACACGTTCCGCCGGAATATCGCACCTGTAGCGGACGCCCTCGGCGAGCGCTTCCGCCTGGTCGTGGCCGATTCGGTGCAGGCCGCGGCAGGCGTCCAGGATGGATCGGTCGACGTGGTCTGGCTGGACGCCGCGCACGATTACGACGGCGTTCGGAGGGACATTGAGGCGTGGTGGCCGAAGCTCAAGCTCGGCGGGTTTATGGGCGGAGACGACTTCATCAAGTGCGAGGGCGTGAAGCAGGCGGTTGAAGAGCGGTTCGGCCGTTCATCGGCTGCTGGCGGGCCGTTGCACTGGTGGCTCCTGCGCCGACTGTCGGATCGGGTGGAGTTTCTCGCGTGATTACCATCACCGAGACGCCACTCACCGCGGTGCTGAAGCGGACACTCTACCGCTGGGGAGACGACATCTTCGGAGTTGGGAGTATGGACCTGACGGCGTGGCAGTGGCGCACGTTCGACACGGGCTTTCTGCTCACGGTCAACGGTGAACCGGCGAGCTACTTTCGTGCGTTGCGTCAGGTGTGCGTGGTCAACGGGAGGGACGTAGAAGTTGGCGGGCTCGGCGGGCTGGTCACGGTTCCAGTGCATCAGCGGCAAGGCTACGGCGCCAGACTCGTGACGGCGACTCTCGCGGCGCTCCGAGACGAGTGGAAGGTGCAGGCGGCCTTGGCGTTCTGCCTCGATCATCTGCTCGCGTTCTACCGGCGACTCGGGGCGCATGTCATTCCGGGGCCGGTGCTCGTCGAGACAGCGACCGGAACACGGCCGGCGCCGTTTCATGCGCTCTGGTGGCCGTTTCAGCCGGATCTCTGGCCCGTCGATACGGTGGATCTGCGGAGTCCGCTGTGGTGAGGAATATGCGGATCGTGTCGCCGTTCATGCCGCTACCCGTTGAGTGCGGGACGCATCGCGTGCTCGCCGAGGAGGGCTTCGACTGGACCGCGGCGATCGCGATGATGATCGAGACGGCTCGGGACTCGTGTCGGTGTCCGGTGCATATCCTGACTGATACCGAGACGCCGCTGCCGTTTCAGGCGCTCCGTTACCAGACGACGTCGCGCCGGCTCATGGTGTGGTCGGTCGAAGTCTGCCTCCGGTATCTGGAGTCTGACGACTTCGATCGCAACACGGTCATGTTGGACTGCGATCAGCTCATCTTCGGGAACCTGCGGAAGTGGTTCAGGAAGTACACGCCAGTGGATCTCGGGGTGCTTGTGCGGCCACACGGCAAGCACCTCGAAGCCGGCGGCGAGCCGCTGCTGAACGGGGTGCAGTTCTGGCATCACGCCGGGAAAGAGCGGCTGATTGCGTTCTACGCGCGCTGCCTCGACGTTGTCCAGGCACTTCCGGAACACCGCATTGAGTGGGGCGGGGATACCGACGCACTTCGGGCGCTGATCGAGCCGATCCAGATTGGGATTGTTGAGCGGTCCGGACTGACGGTGCAGATGTGGCCGGCCGGCAACATCTTGGATTCGTGGTCATCGTCGCACACGGCGATGCTGGAGTCCGGAGCGGTGCCGACAGTTCGACATGCGGTGCTCGACTTCCGTGCGCTCAGAAAGCGCTACATGGCGGCGATGTTCCACGCCACGAGACAGGAGGCCGTCGCGTGAAGTTCGTCGCCTCTGGCCTCGCTTTCCCTGACGCCGATGTGTTCATGGCGTCCGAGGTGTCTGCGGCCGGGACGTATCAGTTGCCAAACCTTGAGGCCGCGTTGCGCTACGTGACGGATTTCGGCTGTGCGATTGACTGCGGAGCGCACGTTGGCACGTGGTCTAAGGTCATGGCGCAGCGATTCACTCGCGTCGTCGCTGTCGAGCCGTCTGATGACACATTCGAGTGTTTGCAATTGAATCTGCTCAATGCGGGACTCGACAACGTGAACTGCGTGCGTGCCGCTGTGGGTTGTCGAGCGGGACTCGTGACAATGGCGATTGATGCCCAGAACAAGGCGCGCGGGAACACGGGCGCGCGACACGTGCGCGCGGGAGGGAAGATTCCGGTCATCACGATCGACAGTTTGGCGCTGGAGCACGTCGGGTTCATCAAGCTCGACATCGAGGGCTCAGAACCGGACGCGCTCCGTGGGGCTAAGGACACGATCGCACGCTGCCGTCCGGTGATTCTTTACGAAGACAAGAAGCTCTGGCACCGCTACTTCGGCCAGCCGAAAGAGTCCGTCGCGAACTTCCTGCACGGGCAGGGCTACCAGCAGACGCAACTCGTAGCCTGCGATGCCATCTGGACACGGAGGGCGGCGTGAACCTCCTGATCGTCGGTGGCGGCAAAGCTGGGTCGTGGGCCATTCGCGGTGAGCAGATCGGCGCCGCGCTCGGTGCGCGCGTGACGTCCGAACCGCAGCGGGCAGACTTCGACTGGGCGGATGTCATCCTGATCGTGAAGCGAGCGATCTACCAGTTCGGCGCCGCGGCGAAAGCCAGCGGCAAGCCGCTCGTGTGGGACGTGCTGGACTTCTGGCGGCAACCCGACGAGAACGGCTGCGACATCGCCTTCATGGTGACGCGCGTGCAGCAGTTGGCCGCGCAGTATGGCGCGGAGTTGATTGCGGCCACGCAGGCGATGGCTGATGCGATCGGCGGGGTCTACATCCCGCACCATTACCGGCCGGGAACGGTTGCACAGCCCGTCCGCGAGCAGATTCAGACGGTGGCCTACGAGGGCTGTTCGCTGTATCTCGGCTCGTGGGAAGGCGTCCTGAAGGCGGCGTGCGCCGAGCGCGGCTGGTCGTTCGTCATCAATCCGACGAAGTTGCAGGATGCCGATTTGATCGTGGCGCTCCGGGGGGAGCAGTGGGACGGCGAATTGTGCCGCAAGTGGAAAAGCGGCGTCAAGCTCGTGAATGCGATTGCGTGCGGTCGGCCGGTGATTTGCCAGCATTCTGCTGCTCAGCGTGAGATTGGCGGAGGCGCATTAGAGACCGCTGAGCAGTTGAACGATTCTCTCGACTTCTGGGACGACAACACAGAGATTCGGATGGACTTGCCAGACTTTTTAGCGGAGACGGCCTCTAGCTTTTCTATCGACGCAATCGCAGACCGCTATCGAAAGGTGTTGGAAGGTGTTCTGTGTCCCGCCTGATCGTCTGGTCGGACTCGCAGATTACGCCACCAACGGCGCTGCCGTTCGATGTGTCGTGGGCGAAGGATCACGTCCGCTCGATCGACAGCCGAGAGGATCTCCTGATCGAGTCGTGGATCCGGGCGGCGACGCAGTACTTCGAGGAGATCACCGGACGGCAGGTGATGACGGCCACATGGGAAGCGTATCTCGACGCGACGCCGCTCGACACGCGGATCGAACTGCCGCACCCGCCGCTCCAAGAGGTGCTCTCGGTCGATTACCTGAGCGGCGACGACTACGTGGCGTTCACGGACGGGGCCTCTCCGGAAGTGGCACTGTGGCAGTCCTACGCCCCGCAAGGAGCGCATGCCAAGCGCGGATGGGTCGAGCTCAAGACCGGCCAAACGTGGCCCGTCGTGACGACATCAGCGCAGGCGATCAGGATCCGCTACACCGCCGGCTATGGGGATGCCGAGGCGGACGTGCCGGATCTGGTAAAGGCCGCCATCCTGCTCATGGTGGCGAATTTCGAGCAGTTCCGGTCGGAAGTGCATCTGTCCGAGCGCAGCAGCAAACTCGAGCAGTTGCCGTTCGGGATGCAGCAGATTATCCGCGGGTTCCTGTGGTCGGCGGCCTCGACGCAGCAGTTGAGGACGCTGCTGTGAGCCTCAACGCCGGCGCGCTGATTCACGACGTGACGATCCAGCAGATCGCGTCTAGTGAGGATACGTCAGGGGCACCCACGGAGACGCCGTCGACGCTCATCCGCGCGCGCATGTCACGCGAGGTGGTCAGCGGGAAGGAAACCTTCGGAGACGCGCAACTGTCGGCCGCGTCGGTGATTCGCTGGCAGATGCGTTACGTGTCGTCGATGGATCCGGATCTCGTGGACGTGCCGAAGACGCGCCGGCTGCTGTATCAGGGTCGGTCCTACGACATCACCGAGGCGGAGAACATGGATCGTCGGTGCGGGATTGTGCTGACGACGTTGAACAAAAGCCAGGTGGCGGCCTGATGGTGACACGACTGCAAATCTCCGGCCTTGAGCAACTGCGCGCAAACCTCAGCCTTTTGTCGCGCCGGAAAGAGGCGAAGGTGCTCCGCGCAGCGTTGCGTGTTGGGGCTGCGCCCATGCGACAGCGCGCCTCGGGCTTGGCGCCACGTGAGGAAGGGGCGCCGGATTACGCGGATCACATCATCATCGCGGATGGCCGCGGCGCCTCCGTGAGAGTCGGGCCATCGACGGATCCTCGGACGGATGAACCGCAAACGACCTACGCCGAGCAGGGTCTATTTTTGGAGTTTGGCACGGACGACACGCGTCCGCAGCCCTCTCTCGGTCCTGCCTTTGATCAGACGGCACCGCAGGCGATTGGCCCAATCGGCGCAGCGATCTGGCGCAGTCTGGTAGCGGACGGGTTCTCGACACGAGGCACTAGTGGAAGTGGGGGGTTACTGTGATCGATGCTGCGGCGGCTATTCGTGATCGGCTGCTCTCGATCAGCGCCGTGACGACGTTGGTGGGCGCTCGGGTGACGACGGGGATCCGGCATCAGTCTGGACTCTTGCCAGCGGTGATCGTGAATCGGGCTGGAGACGTCAAGGAAGGGCATCTCAGAGGTGGAAATTCGCTGGTGCAAACACGGATTCACGTCGATCTGAGGTCAGCGCAGCGGGCGGAGATCATCGCCTTGGATGCCGCGGTACAGGGCGACGGAGCTGGAGCCACGGCAACCGGGCTGAACTTCTGGGCAGGAACGGTTGGC